GAGGTAACACAACCTACACCACCAACAGTTGTAATTCAAGGGCTATAATCATGCGAGTAATTTCAGATGAAACCATCCCGATTAAAATGTGGCTAGATGATTTAGAAGAAGGGGCTGAGAAACAAGCCAGAAACTTGGCTAATCTTCCTTTTGCTTTTCATCATGTGGCTATAATGCCAGATGCACACCAAGGATATGGAATGCCAATTGGTGGCGTACTGGCTACACGAAATGTAGTAGTTCCTAATGCTGTAGGAGTAGATATTGGTTGTGGCATGACCAGTATGAAAACTGATCTAACATGGATTCTAGAAGATCAATTAAAGGACATTGTAAAAGAAATACAACGTCTGATTCCAGTTGGATTTAATCACCACAAACGTGATAAGCCATGGGAAGAATTTTATACTGCTCCTCAAACTACTGAGTTCTTCATTAATACCTCTAATGCCAGAAAACAATTGGGTACCCTGGGAGGTGGAAATCACTTCATTGAAATACAAAAGGGTGACGACGGATTTGTGTATGTTATGATTCACTCTGGTTCCAGAAACTTTGGGTACAAGATTGCTAATCATTATCATGCACTAGCTAAAAAGAACTGTGAACGTTGGTTCTCTAATGTTCCACCAGATTTGTCTTTTCTTCCACTTGATGATGAATTGGGGCAGGAATATATAACAGCAATGGGCTATGCTCTGGAATTTGCCAAGAAAAGCAGAGCAAGAATGATGCTCCAAGTCAGGTTTATCATTGAAGATTATACTGGGTGTAATTGTTATAAGCCAATTGATATACACCATAACTACGCTGCTTTGGAGAATCATTTTGGAACCAACGTAATGGTTCACCGTAAAGGAGCAATTAGAGTCAGAAAAGGAGAGCTGGGGATTATTCCCGGATCACAAGGAACATCTTCTTATATTGTTGAAGGTCTCGGGAATCCTGATTCATTTGATTCTAGTTCTCATGGTGCTGGAAGAGCTATGAGTAGAACAAAGGCAAAGACAATTTTGGATTTGGAGAATGAGCAAGAAAATATGAAGGGAATAATTCACAATATGAATTCAAGGTCCAAGCTAGATGAAGCACCGTCAGCATATAAGAGCATAGATGTGGTTATGGAGAATCAGAAAGACCTAGTGACTCCAATTGTGGAGCTAAAACCCTTGGCTGTATTGAAAGGATAGTATTGTGAACTATGAACAGATGTCTGAGATAATTAATATGTTGTATAACGTAGACTGTGGACTAGAACAAATTGATGAGGACGGAATAAGCGTTCTTCTAATGGATCTCAGCGAACTTTTGTTGCGGAGGATAGACAATGAATCCTGAAGAGTTGATAAAGTGTGTTGCTAATATTCTAATAGAGTTCTGTGGGAAAAATGAGTATGCAGAAGTTCTAAAGAAAAGACAAATCCAGGTGCCAGAAGATGGCAGTCCATACATGATTTCTTATATTGTGGATACTGGAGGCCGATACAAATGTAAAACTGGCAGGTTCTTGAGTAAGAATTTTAGTGCAATACTTTTGGATGACCAAATTCAAAAGGCCAGTGCTGCTATTAACGCTGAAGTATGGGGAAAGGTGGATAATATTGTCGAAATACTGGAAGGAGAAGCAGTAAGAAAATTCTATCATCAAAGTTATTCAGGAATTAGCTCTTGTATGAGTTATGATTCTGCTCAAGAATACCTGGATATTTATGTAGATAATCCTGAGATTATTAAGCTGGCTACAGTTAAGTTTACAGCACACAATAAGAACAATGCTGCTAGAGGGTTGTTGTGGCATATTAAGAAGAAGAGATATTTGGATGTTGTTTATCATTCTTCAACTCTGGCTAACTGTATTTTAAATCAGTGGGCAGATGAAAATGATGTGATAAATGATGAGATGTGGAACAAAAATTTAGAAGTGGAGATTAAACTTAGGAATGGAGACAATGGACCATTTCCTTATATGGATTCTATGAGGAACCTCACAGCAATAAGTTATGACAAAGGAAGGCTATCAACTACTTCTGGGAACATGACACTAGATTGTACAGAAGGGTACACAGAGGGAAATGACAGGATCAATTGTGAGCAATGTGATACTTCGATCTATGAAGATGACGCATGTGGCCATAATGGATCTTACTATTGTGCAGACTGCTATAACGAGTATGTGTATTACTGTACCTGCTGTGGACAGTGGCGTCATAAAGAAATTGTAGATTATGAAGTAATACAGAGAGATAATATATGTAAGAACTGTGTATCTAGGTACTACACAGAATGTGATGACTGTGGTGAATACATACACAATGATGACATTAATGAGTACTCGGTTGGAAATTACTGTAACAAATGTTCTGAGAACTATAGTGAATGTTCTAATTGCAACGAAGTTTGTCCTCTGGATGAATTAGAGGATGACCTGTGTGAGGAATGTCAAGAATTAAAATCAAGGAAGAAGGCAACTTCTAATGAATAAGACTGACATTGGGAAGTATTTTGGAAAGAAGAGTACTATTATCAAGCAATTTGATAAGAGTCAACTGATAAATGGATTTGTTGAGGAAATGAGATACATCTATGTAGACAATAATGCTCCTGTTCTTCTTGTGGCTCACATGGATACTGTACAAACACCGCAGCTGCGACGGTGGAACATGGGTGCAGGGTTTGATGATAGGCTAGGGTGTTTTCTTGGGAATCAACTGGTAAAGAAGTATCCTAACTATTTTGATCTGCTTATCACTGATTTTGAGGAAACCTGTAGATCAACAGCAGAGTTTTTCAAACCTTCCCATGACTACAACTTTATTGTTGAGTTGGACCGAGAAGGCGAAGATTATGTTGACTACGGTTTGTGCTGTGACTATATGTCTAATGTACTGTCCGCATATGGTTTTGAATCTGGCTGGGGCTCGTACACTGATATTATAGAACTGGATATGTGTCATTGCAGTAAGATTAATCTTGGAATTGGGGTAGTCAATAGCCATCAGGTAAATAGCTGGTATGATCCTTCGGTAGTAGATAGGCAGTTGACAAAACTAATGTCCTTTGTAAGAGATTTTCATGCCTACCACTTTGAGGAGGAGATTCCATATTTTGGTAACCATCGAGGTAATTGGAAATCATGGGTTCGTTCTGAGGATGGGATTTACACTCCTGTAGACAGTTCTAAAGAACGGTCAATATTGGGAACCGGTGGTTCCCTAGTAGACAATTCTGAAGAAATAACTGAGATAGATGAGGACGATTGGGAAGAATACTATGAAGAGATAAAGGCACAAAATGAGCCTTGGATTGGTCCTAATGAGAATTGGGATCATTATCATGGGTATTCCATGTTTGACTAATAGGAGAGATAATTATGATAGTGAAAGAACTGATTGAAAAATTGATGGAAGTAAAAAACCAAAATGCAAAAGTTATTACAACTAGAGAGATAAGTGGAACAGGATGTGATACCTGTGGATATGGAGCTATGACGACAGAAGACGATTTATATGCTGTCTCTTGGCTTGATGGCTCAGGAGAAGTTGAACTGGATTTTCAGTAAGAGGGAAAAGTAATGAAGAATACAGCCAGGATTATTATTACAACCAAGTGTCTTAAGAACTGTGAGAACTGTAGTAATACTAAGGAGATGCTGGCATCAGCTATGAAAATTAAAGGGATTCCCCAAGGCTATGATAACTACGTTATTACTGGAGGGGAGCCTACTCTATATCCAGATAGAATTGCTAAGGTAATACGTGGGGTTCCTTATGGTTCAAAAGTGTATCTACAGACAGCGATGTGGCCTTATTATGACGAAGAGGAAGGAATATTCTCTAGTCTGGATGGAATAACTTACTCCCTTCATAAAAGATTTACATCTGATGACATAAACCGATTTGACTTCTTTCAGGATTGGGCAGAAAAACACTATAAAAAGATGAATCTTCGTTTGTTTATTGAAAAAGAGGAAGAGACCTCAGTGTGCGACGTGTGTGAGCTAATGGAGCCAAGGCTGTACAGCAGAATTGTAATACAAGCACACGAACCTAACTGTCCTTTGCCTATTAATGAAACCTTGTTCATTTTGGAGGAACTGTGATGAATGTTATCCCTAGCATTGAAAATATCCTGTGGGAATACAAGAAACCCGGACCTTATAGTGTTAATTCTTTCACACAGGAACTTACCGAGTTGAAAGCTGATCTTCCTGCAAACGGTGCAAAGTATATGATCTCATATACCACGGGCGAAAAGCGATACTCCTGTAAGACTGGAAGATTCATCAGAAAGTTCTTTGGAGAGTGGTTTGACGATCAAGGTATTTTGAATGCTGGAAAGGAAATCAATGCTGAATTGTGGGCAGCAGCAGCAGAAGTAAAACTACTGTCTGGTGAAGATATAAGAGACTTCTACAATGATGCTAATTCTGGGATTGAATCTTGTATGTCCCATGACCACTGCGGACCATATCTAGACATCTATGTCCACAATCCTGATGCTATTCAACTGGCTACATTCAAAAGTGGAACTAAACATGCAGCTAGAGCTTTGGTATGGACAATAGACGGCATTAGATATATGGACAAGACTTACTATACCTCAGACCTAGCTTATCAGGCACTAAAGACATGGAGAAAAGAGAATAATCTAAAACCAAAAGATGATTTATGGGATGGTAGTGGAGTTTCTGTTGAGCTGTCCTTAAATCCTGATATAGATATTGCAGAGCACCTGTTTCCATATACGGATAGCTTCATTCATATGGATATTATTGACGAAGGCCATATAAAGCTTAGCACCAAAAGTGAGAGTAAATTCTATCTGGAGTCTACGTCAGGAGGGCCACATATTATGAAGTGTAAGGAGTGTGGAGATATAACTGGAACATATGACTCATACAAAGACAGTTACTATTGTAGGGATTGTTTCAATAAGCTATTTATAAAATGTGGGTACTGTGGTAAGGCTGTTCCAAAATCAGATATAAAGAAGCATGGTTCATCATTATATTGTGATAAATGTGATGAATTGATGACAAAAGCAGAGGCGAAAATAAAGGCCGATAAGCCAGATCCCGCCCCTGAGATGGTGTCGGTGCCCCACATCCCAATGGGGCTCACATGGAGTTCATATTTTCTTGACCTCCCTGCCCCGGTTATGCCGGTTACAGCTGACCCGGCCCCATACGGGCATGACGAGGAGGACTTCGTGGCCTACAGCTAAAAAATGTCGGGAAATGCCGGATTTAGATGATTTCATCCCGAACATTCTTCGAAAACTAACGTATATACTATAGGAGAGTATAAAATATGCGAAGCAACTCAGGATCAATCCCAGCGGCCAGCGAACTCAAGTAGACACACCCGATAATACTTATGGCTGGCCCAGTCATATATAGTAGATTTTGGAACAGCGTAAGCACTTATGTTAAGGGGAATTCTATCAACAATTATTGGAAGAGACTAGTTGAGAAAGCAAGAGAGAAAAGGAGAAAGAAGAACCAAGACCGTGCTACTCTATGGATAAACAGTGAGACAAAAAGATGGGAGACGACAAATAGATATTGCTAAAGTGTATAAAGTTGATCCCAGCCTCATTTGTAGAATTTCAAATAGGAGTATTTGGAAACATGCCTAAAATTTCTAACGTACACAATCTACCAGAAAGAATGACAAGGCTTCTATCACAGTCTTATAAGCCTAATCCTAATAGGATGGGTGTTACCGGTCTGATAGACAGTCCGAGAATTCGCTCTTTGTTAATTGAAAGGTACGATGATATTGAGATGGATATTAGTGACATGCTATCCACCTTGATTGGTATTTCAGTGCATGAGTATTCTGAATCAAAGGCCCCAGCAAATGAAGATACAGAACACAAGTTAACTGATACCCATGATTCGGAGGGAAAAGAGTTTGGCATTACACTGGTAGGCAAGGCTGATAACTATATCGAACCGATGATTATAGACATCAAGACAAAGGCCACTGGCTTTGAGAAGTTTGGTATGTTAGACATTGAAGAACAACTTAATGTGTATGCTTATCAAAGGAGAAAGAGATTCCAAAATGTAGATAAGCTAGTCGCTGACATCATTTATAGAAACTGGAAGTTAATGCTGGTGTATGGTGATTACCCTCCAATTGCTTACAAGGAAATGGAAGTACCCCTCTGGACATTTAAGGAAGAAGAGAAGTTTATCTGGGATAACTTGAACTTTCATAAGGATCATCCTTATGATTGCCCAGATAAGTACCGCTGGAAAAAGAATGATACCTTTGCTGTTAAGAATAAGGGAGCCAAGAAAGCACTCAGAGTACTAGATTCAGAACAAGAGGCAGAATCTTGGATTAAGACAAAGGGTCGTGGAGATTCTATAGAACATAGAAAAGGTGGGTGCTTGCGTTGTGACTCATACTGTAATGTGCGTAGCGTCTGCCGATTCTCAGATAAATGTATTGACAAATATAAAGGAGAAAAGTAATGGCAAATGAAATGTCCAAATTGGAATGGAAGCAGAAGGATGATTTGAAGAGAGCTAGTATTGTATCACAGTCCTGTCTGGAGCGTGCGGTTGAAACTGTGATGGGTCTTGGTGCTTCTGGCCTAGATAAATTCACACTAGAGAATGTAAAGAAGAGAGTGACAGAGACCCACGATTACTACTGTGAGTTGGTGTATCAGAAAACAGAAGAGCTTGCGTTCCCAAAACCTAAGACAGCCAGGGAGCAAAGCTCCCAAGTTACTGAGAAGCAAGGCTTCTCTGGCGTGGTTTCAGACCTCACCTGCCCAACTCCAACCGTTCCACAGCAAGAAGCATTAAAGATAGTGGAACAGGAAACAAAGTGGACAGCATCACAAGTCTATGCAAAGTTCCAGAGATTCCCTACAGCTGATAATGTAAAAGCCTGTATTAAACTTATTAAGGAGAATTAAAGGATGAGCTGGGAAGTTATTCAACCAAGGAGACATGACCCAATACCAAATGAATATACCATTGTTAATTACAATGAAGGAAAGTATTTACAAAAGGATGGAACGTTTTCTCGGAATGCTTGTGCGGTATATGATTATCACAGGTTCAGTGAAGGTTACTGGAAGACCAGAGAACGGGCACAACAATTTCTTAACCAGTGGATTAAAAAGGAGAAAAAACTGATGAGCAATGACAAGATCAAGCAATGTGAAGCAAACATTAAAACTCTTAATGATAACCTGGAACAGCTAAAGAAGGAGGATACGGAGGAACGACGCATAGCCCAGAAAGCGAAGGATATTCAACCGAAGCATGGAGATATTGTCACTAATGATTGTGGAGGAAAGAGAATTGTTCTAAAAATTGGAGGTAAATTTGTGTCTTATGATTGTTACAAATGTCAAACAGGAGGAGGTGTTAAGCCAAAGGTCATTGACTTTTACAATGGCAGAACAGTCTGTACATACAAAGTAATCGGAAATGTTTTTGACAATTAAAATATTGACACACATTTAAGGAATGTATTATGGCAGGTCCTGTATCTCAGTTCAAGGTGGGCATGGTAGAATTCGCGAAGTGGCAGGGAACTTATAAGGAGCAGACCACGTTCTCCTTTAGTTTGAAGAAGAAGAAGTTTAATGAGGAGACCAAAACTTTTGATGAAAGCCCGTTCCTTACGGTGACAGACCTTAAGGATATTATGATTGGTACCCAGAAGATGTTGATGGATCATTATATGGATAAGAATAACCAGGGAACTGCTAAGCCGAAGGATGAGTGCCCATTTTAATTAAATCTAGGTTGGCGGGAGAAGAAAGGATTCTTCTCCCTTGGGAGGTAAGGCCGTGGAATCTATACAAAGCAGCATAGAAAAAATACTAAACAACCCAGTTGCCCAAGGCATTACCACTGGTATTAAAGCATTGGACGATGCAATAAAAGGATTCCATCCCGGCCATGTAATTACTATTGGTGCTGTTAGTTCAATGGGCAAGAGTAGTTTAATGAGAAGCATGGCTTTAGCCGCAGCAAAAGAGGTTCCTGTTGGAATATTTCCAATTGAAGGTGGTACCTTTTCTACCGTTGAAGTCATGATATACACCCTAGCTAGAGTCAACTATCACAAGAAAGGAAAGTTAAGCAAGACTGAAGAACAAGCCATCAAAGCAGCAAAGGCAGAACTAAAGAAACTAAAAGGAATCTATGTTGATGAAGCAGCTGTATCAATGTATCCATCCTGGTTATTGGAGAAGGGACCAAAGAAGGACTCTATTGAGCAGTCCATGCAAGCCATGCACAAAAAAGGTGTAAGAATATTCTTCATTGATTACTTGCAGTTAGTCAATTGGTCATTCAAAATAGAGAGTGAAGCCTTAAGAATTAAGGAACTGACCGGGAAGTTAGCTAGAATATCCATTGATCTACAGGTTCCAATTATTCTGTTGTCTCAACTGACAAAAGATGTTGCCAAAAGAAACATAGTAAAAGGCATGGACCCTACTCCAGAAAAGACAGACATAAGGGATTCTGGTTTTATTGAGAACGATTCATTTGAGATTCTACTACTGCACAGACCAGAGTATTATGATAAACCAAAAGACCTAACACTGCTAACTAACTGTGCAGAAGAAGCAGAAATTATTGTAGCCAAGCAAAGGTTTGGACCTACAGGAAAGATCAATGTTAAGTTTGAACCATTCTGTATGAGATGGTCAGATATAAATGAGAGTTCTGCTAAAGGAACATTGTTTTGAAGTTCCAAAATAAACCAGGTAGTCAGCTTTGCTGACAATATTGGGAAGTTTCACTTCCCTAGAGGACTATACTAATCACGGAAGCAAAGCTTCCAGTTAACTAAAATTCTAGTAGACAATCTTCGATTGTCAATGTTGGGAATCTTTGATTCCCTAGGAGAATTTTGTGATATGGAATAATGTAGAATTGTTGGATATGGTGGAAGCCTATGCCGAGTATCTGAAGATAACCTCTTATGAGTCTGATTGGTTCGGGCTGGTGTCCAGTGAAGAGGAATTGTCTACAAGATTTGATGAGGAACATGAAGAATGGCTTCACAAGAATAGGGACGACCAAGTTATGATCGACGAGGAGTTTAACAATTGGACCGACGCACTATGTTCGGATGGAGTGATACACCCAGAACAATACAATAAGTACTGCTACGTCGGCAAGTATGCAGAATAAGGAAGGTAGGTTGTACTGATGACAGTGAAAGAACTAATTGAAAAACTAGTAGAGTGTAACCCAGATGCGAGGGTTAAAATAGAGACCTGGACTACTGATAGACCTTGTGATCGAATGGCTTGTAAGATATCATCTTCTGATGAGGCGGTAGTTATTCATGACTATTATGAGGGGATTCGATATGATTGAGAACTGGGAACTAAGCAAGGTCTACTACAAGAGATCCATGTTCGTTTGCCCAAATCATATATCACAAAAAGGATCACCAGATTTAGATGTTACCTTGGAAGGAGGATGGGCTGGCTTCTTTCATTGTTGGAGTTGCGGATACAGTGGCAAGATACCAGACAAAGACCTAGAGAAACTTAGGTCCATGAGGACTGAAACACCAGGACAGTTGGCAACACTAGACTGGGATAAACTAAACCAGGATTATATAAGCAATAGATTTTCATCGGGGGTTCAGTCACCCCTAGCTTTTTCAAAAGTAACCATGATGAAACTAGAACACGGATGGGATGGGACAGCCAGCACTTTTCCTGAAAGAGATGGTCTCGGCAATGTAATTGGTATCTTGCGTAGGTTCCCAGACAATAACAAGGGTACAGTTAGTGGCTCACGTCGAGGCCTTACTATCCCAAGGATAACCTTTGATCCCTCACAGGTGCTTTACATAACAGAAGGCTGCTCTGATCTGGGAGTTATTTTGGAATGCGGTTTGCATGGAATAGCAAGACCTAACTCTAATGGCTGCAATGACATGGTGGGTGAATGTTTGTCCAACAAGGAGTTTAAGTCTATTCTTATTGTAGCAGATTATGATGGCCCTGGAGTAGAGGGTGCTAATGAATTGTCAGCATTGTTAGGAGAAGTAAAAGTGGCTGCACCAATGCCTTACAATGATCTTTATGATATGTATCTAGCAGAAGGAAAGGATGAGACACAAAAATGGCTGAGCGAATAGATGCTTATGGCTGTAGTTGTGAAATTCAGAAACACCATAAAGAGTTTATTATAAGGATGTTCAATGAGGCTGATGATTGTGAAGTTACGCTTGTGTCCTACGTAACCATTGAAGAGTTGAAGTCAACGATCAGATTGTTGGAGGAAGACAATGTTGATTAAATATGATGGGGGTTATCCAAATTTATGTTCAGGAAAACTAATTGTAATGATAGATGGGAAAGATTGGTTATTTCCTGACTATTGTTTGTCCTCTGGAGGCAGCGTATGGTTTGATGAGGATTGGACTGAGCATGTCACACAAGGAGAATGGTCAATTTGCGAGTGGCCAGATGATTTTCCAGAAGATTTGAAAGAACAAGCTGAGATAGAAGTAAACAGAGAAATTCCTCATGGATGTTGTGGTGGGTGTGTCTAATGGCTAAGAGACGACGGCGTAGAAAGAAAAGAGTTAGCGTTCCAAAAAGACTTAGGGGCTATGGTAACAGCTGTCTTGATAAACTCTGGTCTAAGAAAGTAAAAGACAACGCGGGCTGGAAGTGTGAAATCTGTGGAAGCACCACTAGCCTTGAAAGTCACCATATACACAGATGTAAGCACTACGGAGTAAGGTGGAATAAAATTAATGGAGCGTGCCTATGTCACAACTGTCATGTCAACAGTCCAATGTCAGCACACAAGAACCAGTTACATTTTATGCGTGAAATGTTACGAAGTAGGGGAGACAACTGGGCAGACATGTTGATTGAAGCTACTATCCACGATACAAACTGGAGAGACAGACTAACTCAAATAAAGGAGGAGCTATTGAAATGAAAAGTAAATTTAGTTTTAGATGCAAGAATTGTGGAGAATTGTTTGAGCGTGGCCAATTGCGATTAGATTATGACCGCTCAGGAAAACAAATGGAGTATCGAGCTTGTTGGGGATGTGGATTCGACAGTAATTACTGGGAAGGAGGATCAATATCAGACCACAAACTCTTTACTCCTTCCGACGGTGTTTCTTAATGGAGCCAATACAGAAAGAAGGACAAACAAAATGTTTGTCCAAACTCGCTCTAACAGATTCGTTAGAGCACGGAATGAAAACAATGAGATCGGTATTAGAAATCTTGTTCATATTAATGTTGTTGGCACTAGCTAACACAGCACTTAATTCCTGAAAGGAATTCCAATGGATCTGAGAGAAGCTTACAAGGTAATGCAAGACAGCTGTGGTATTGGAGTTGGTGACACTGTTAAGGTTCTACGGAAGGCCGAAGATTACAGCCTTGGCTGGTCAACTTGTTGGACCGAAGGAATGAATCGCTTTATTGGTAATAGGTACGTGGTTAACAAGGAACATGAGAATGGAATTAGTCTGGATAGCTACTGGTTTCCTTGGTTTGTCCTTGAGTTGATTGAAAAGAAGAAGGTCATAGTCAAGGAGATGACGGTAGCGGAGATTTCTAAGGAACTGGGATATGAGGTAAAGGTTGTAAAGGAAGGTAGTTGAATATGAGCAGACTAGTCCAATTTATTGTTGGTTTTAGTGTTGGCTTTATAGTTATGCAACTATTGTTTCGTTTCATTATTCATTAAGGAGTAATGCTGTGGATGAACGAGAGTTGGCAAAGCGAGTTGCTATCTCTGGTTTTCCCAATTATGAGATTACCAAAGATGGCAGAATTTGGAGCTTGTATCTGGGCCGATGGTTAAATCCCGGAACAAATAGTGGGGGCTATAAGCAGATTACACTAGTACAAAATAGAGAACAGCATTCTAAGAAAGTACACCGTCTTGTTCTAGAGACCTTTGCTGGGCCTTGTCCAGAGGGTACGGAATGTTGTCATAACAATGGTATTAGAACAGACAACCGATTGTGTAACTTAAGGTGGGGAACTCGGTTGGAAAATAATAGGGACAAACAAATACATGGAACAGAATACAGCAGAGAAAAGGAGGGCAATCCAAATAGAAAGCTAACAAGATATCAAGTATTTCAAATTAGGGAGTTGTATAAAAATCCAAAAATTACGCAACAAAAGTTGGCAAAATGTTTTAGAGTTCTTCAATGTCATATAGGTCGAATAGTAAGGAATATTGCATGGACGAGCTAAGTAAACGAGAATTAGCAAATCGCAGAGAGTTTGTAGAAGATTACCTAGTACTGTGTAGCAAGTATGGACTGTGTATTGATGCTGATGAAGAAGAATGGAAAGATGTTGAGTTGAAGATTGTTTCCAACAAGAAGTGGATTGCTCCACGATTCCACACATATATGAGAGGACTTGTATAATGAATAAGGTAATTGAAAATATCACGGAAGCACAGCTTCCAGTTAACGTGATGCCTATTGCATCACGTATCAAGACATACCTGCGTCATAACCAAACCCTAGTAGCTGGTGCTATAGTGTGTGTACTTCTGTTGGCATGGTCAGGCTGTGATGTAATGACAGAGAGCCCATTCACTGACGAACCTGTAACTAGAGCAGAGTTGGACGCCGAAGTTCAGATGTATGTAGTTAAGGTATCGTCTGCTGTTGAAGACCTGGATAAGCAGGAAGCTATGCGTAAGGCTTTGCTAGAAGCTGGTTGGGCTATCGCTCAAGGTGGTGCAGTAGATCCTGTTGGCCTTGGATTTACGCTGGCTGGTATCCTGGGCCTTGGTGCCGTCATTGACAATCGTAAGAAGGATAGTATAATTAAGAGCAAGAGCAATGCCTTGGTTACTCTTGGGAGTTCAAATGGTTGATGGACAAGCAGGCAAAGGCGACAGATTTCGTCGCGTAAACAAGAAGTTTTTTGACCACAATTACCTAAAAATTTTTGGGGTACCCTGTTCTCGGTGTAATCCAAAAGGACTAGACAAGGGTAAGAGAGATTGTATTAACTGTGGTGGGGATGGATACATCCCCAGGTCTGGGAACAAGTTCCCTGGAGGTGAAGGGCATGTCGAAAAAAGAGTCTAACCCAAAGGATGTGGTTGGTGTCAAGAAAGTTCCTATGCACAACGTATCCTGTCGTGTGTTGTTTGAGATGGGTCTTGGAATGATGGATGGGGCTTGTAAGTATGGCTCCCATAACTATAGAGAAGCAGGGGTACGAGCTTCTGTTTATTATGACGCGGCTATGAGGCATCTCATGGCTTGGTGGGAAGGAGAAGATGACGATCCAGATACCGGGTTGTCTCACATTACAAAGGTTCTAACTTGCTTGGCTACCTTCCGAGATTCTATGATTGCAGAGAACTGGGAAGATGACCGGCCAATTAGAATCCCAGGTGGAGCAGGAATAGAAGCTTACAACAACATGGCCGCAGCAATATCTGATAAGTATCCTAATCCGGTACTTCCTTATACTGAGAAAGCTAAAGGAGAAGTTTATGAAAATTAAGTTCCAAAAACCTACTTTGTATATGTCTCACTCCGTAAGAGGCAATGGAGACCTGACTATTGAACAGAACTGTAAGAGAGCAATGAGAGTTGCTTCCAAGATCAGAAGTGTGTTCCCGGAGGTGGCTATCTATTGCCCGGCGGATCACGATCTGGTCTTGCAAATTCTATGGTATGATAAACGCATTGATGTTGATGATTTTATGTTTGCTGACCTAAAGATTCTAAGAGCCTGTTCAGGATGGATGTGGTGGTGGACTAGTGAATCTCGTGGGTGCGAGGAAGAATATCTGGAAGCTGTCACTCTAAAAATGGCAGAACCAACCCTTTGCCTAAATAGAAGCCCACAGATTATCTACCAAGATTTATTGAAGGCAAACTTCGGTGTAGTTCGTAAGGTTCTTTCACCGATTGTAGAACAGGCAAAGAAACGTTTTAAGCTTTGCCAGTAATTACAATGTGAAACATTGTTAGATTCCAAAAAGAGATTCAAGGAGGTTCAACATGTCTGATGAATTATTGATTAAAGTACTATATAACATCTTGGATAACCAGCAGGTTCTGTTAAAGAAAATCCTGAAGGATAATCGCAATCTGTTCAGTGACCAAACCTGCTCACTAATGGCAGAATTAAGAAAACTAATGGAGGCCCCCAATGGGTGAACTAAAAGAATGCTTTCCAATTCCCAGGCATCCTGGATATTTTATTGCTGAGGATGGAAATGTGTGGAGTGATAAAAAGAATAATAATACAGGAGGCTGGCTGATCCCAAGGTATGAACGAGGGTATGTTCAGGTTATATTAAACAGAAAGACTTCCTATCTACATAGAATTATGTTAGAAACATTTGTTAGTCCTTGTCCACAAGGTAAGGAGTCTTGCCATAACAATGGAATCCGGGATGATAATAGGATAGAAAATCTACGATGGGACACCCGGAAAAATAATTTACTAGACAAGGTTAAACACGGAACAGATAATAGTGGTGAAAGACATGGAGGATCTAAACTCAATTATAAAAAAGTAAATACCATTAGGGAACTATTTAGTAGAAACTGTCCAGTCACACAAACAAGATTGGCCAAATTCTTTGTAGTTTCACAATCAGTAATTTCAGATATTAAAAGAGGTATACCATGGCAATCAGACGTTTGTTCGCGGACCTAGAGACTGCCCCAAATATAGTTTACTCTTGGAGAGTTGGCTATAAGATTAATCTCTCACCAGAAAACATTATCAAGGAAAGAAACATTATCTGCGTAGCATGGAAATGGGAGGGGGAAAAGAAAGTTAAGTCCATTGCGTGGGATGGAGAGAGTGATGTTGAATTAATCCGAGAATTTATGGAGGTAATGAATGATTCAGACGAAGTAGTATTTCACAATGGAGATCACTTTGATCTTCCTTGGTTACGTGCTAGGTGTGTAAAGCACGGCATTCCTTGTTTCCCTACATACAAAACTGTTGACACATTGAAGTGGGCTCGAACATTCTACTTCAACTCTAACAAGCTAGATTATCTTTCTCAGTACCTTGGAGGTGTAGCAAAGCTTCCTACTGGATTTGATCTGTGGAAGAGAGTAATGTCTGGAGAGAAGAAAGCTCTTAAGACAATGGTAGATTATTGCAAGAACGACGTTACTATGCTGGAGAATGTGTACCATGAACTGGCCCCTTACTGTCCCCACAAGACTAACATAGCTGTTTTGGAAGGCGGTGAAAGATGGCATTGTGTACACTGTGCCTCTAAGGATATATCTCTTTCCAAGACTAGAGTAAGTGCTATGGGAATCCCACGTTATCAGCTTGTCTGCAACGATTGCCATAAATATTTTACAGTGAGTAATACAACCTATAACAAGATGTTAGAGGAGGAGTAAGGATGAAACCCTGGCTACAAGAAATTGCTGTGCGTAAAAGTATCTTGGATGAGGAAGATGTTGTTATTGATGACTATGCTGGAGGAAATGTAGATGATGCATTTTGGAAAGGCTTTGCGGCTGGACAAATTCAACTGGCAAGAGAAATTATTGAGGAGGACCTGACATGAACATGGAACAGTTTAAGATGTTGTGCGACTTGGCTAGAGAAGCCGGTGATGGAGCTTTGTGGATTGTACTGATTGCTTATGGGAGATACTATCTAACTTTGCTGGCTTATGCTATTGTTGTTCCAATGTGTGTCTGTATGATTAGAAAAGGAATTCTGGGCGTGGTAAAGTGTGTTAGTGCCAGTGATAGATTATTGCCAGAAAATGTATATCATTGGAATGGTGAACGCATGGCAAAAGCAAAGCAGATTCTTGATAAACACTGGCACGATTCACAAAGTAAGCAATCAGAGATTGCTAATATTGACAAGCAGGGCTTGTCTAGTGAATAAGTTAACTCAGACCGAAGGTCTGGTGGGTTGGAGGGATAGAGATCTCAGTTTGTGAAACAAACTAAGTTAATGTAATTTTAAGGAAATTACAATGGGAATGTTTGATAGTTTTAGAATTAATTGTAAGAACTGTGGATCAGAGATAGAGTTTCAATCAAAGTCTGGTCCTTGTCAACTGAATGACTATACCATAGGGGATATTGCTCCATCCGTTGCTGGTGATTTAGATGGCCAAGCAGCCAGCTGCCCAAAATGTGATACTGTTGTGGTACTTCACACACAAATTATGATTTATCCTGAATGGCGGTGAACTATGAAAAGATATAGAGTCAGAGTTGAACTAACAGAGGCATATGATATGGCCGTTGATGCCCAAGATGAGTATGATGCAGATAATATTGCTGCCAGTTTAAGCTCAGAGGATATTCGGATTCAAGGTGAGTTTATCTGGGAAGCTAGAGAGATTCCTGAACTTGGACAAGAGATAGAATTTGAAAGGGAAGAGGAATAATGTGAACAAAAAACAGTCGGAGTATTATCGTAAGCGATCAGCTAGACATAAGAAGATATACCAGCGGGCTATAGAAGATGGGCTCAGTTCCAGGAAAGCAGCGATCAGGGCCAAGTGCCTGGATTGTATGCTATGGCAGGAAAGCCTAGTAAACTCCTGTGATATTAACTGGTGCCCTTTATGGCCCTATCGTATGGGAGGCAAGGCCCAGGTCGCTGGGCCTTAGTTAGTTCAAATACTTGCCGTATATGGCATTAATTTGAGTAAGAAAAGGAGATGACAATGCAAACCTTTGGTCTGATTTTATGGATACTTATTTTTATCACTGCAATTGGGGTTAAAAATTAATCCCAGAAGATCGCTTTGCTAACGACTGCAATAAGGGCTGCATAGATGGGGGCAATAATTTTCCATCTTGTGGCCCTTTCGTCTTTGTGAGTTTGCTGATGCTCAAGTACCCACCTATGGGTAGATTCCGTTCTCTCGTCAATTCTTATTAACAAATCTCTTTCTGATTCATTCATCGCAGCCTCTGCAAGTCTTCAAATTTAGCTTGGTTCACTAACTTAGTTCTTACACTCGCCTTAATCTTGGAGATAATATTTTCCAAAATAATCCTCTTCACGTTGGCATCCAAGTCCATGCTGGTAAATCTAGGTAGCACCTTGTTCAATGCAGCTGAGACTTCAAACTGATACTGTTTGTACTTCTGGTCATTCAAGTACCAATCCTCAGACAGCCTCCGTCCTAGTCCACCTACAGGAACCAACAGCCTATCCAACTCATTTTTAACGTCAGGCTCTAGGCTACGCATGAGTGTACGTTCAGACTTCCTCATCTCATTCTGTACCCTCGCCTTAGCTTTCTTACCAGTTCTCTCACTTCTTGATCTACGCTCCGACTCACCAATCAAAGGATAGTGAAGTCTCAGTATCTTCTGAGAGAGAGGTCCAAGGTCAGACCACCGAGAACCCTTGAATACCTCAGAGGCATACTTGTTCTTAAGTTGTGCAGCTTGACCAGCCTCACTAACAGGGTAAGTCATAGCCCCAATACCATGCAAGGCTAGAGCAGATGTAGCCATTGTTTCTTTGGTCAATCCCTGGTAGTACAGGGCATCACTGGTATCCTGTATGAACAGGGGGGTAAATCTCTGATAGAACTGTTGGGCACCAGTTTCCAGACTAGGTTCCAGCAAGTCTCCCTTGAAATCCTCACCTCGATAAGCATCCAAAGTTATTCCAGCAACAGGTGACAGCTTGGTCTGCATGTATCTAGCAACCGTATCCACTCTCTTAAGATCATAAACCTCACCAGTAGTGGTAGACTTCATCTCGCCTGTAGATAGATTAGCAACCAGCCTCATCATCTGAGAGTACCCACCCCAGAAATCAATCCTTGTGTCTCCAATCCTAACCTTACCAAAGTCCGAGCTACGAGGATCGTGTTCTACCTCTACGCCTTTTCTTTGTGACAATAGCCAGAGAATCAGAGCCCCAGTACCAAAGGCTTCAGCTAAGGTAGCGGCTAGTATCTTCTGAGTAGGACTAACAATGTGTTTGCCATCCTTAAATGGAACCAGATCAGTCAAGGTCTGTATCCTGGCAATCTGTAGCTTGGGAGCAAAGAACATAATGTTCAAAGCTGGAGCTAGTTTTCTAAGAGACCCCAAATCACCACGCCCAGTAATGTGATTTAGAACATTAGCAAGTTCAGGAAGATTGCTCATGGACCCAGTACCAGCCCACTTCTCTGCAATGTTAAAGAAGGCATGAGCCCGCATTGTATTCAGTGAGGTAACATAAGCCCGCTCTGAAGCTGAGATACCAGGAAGTTTGTGAGCCAACCTAGATGCAAAGTACTCTTCGGATGCTGCCAAGTTTCCACGCTCTGAGATAAAGACTCCATTCTTTTTTAACTGGTCATACATAGGATGTGTCTTAATTTGCAAGTCAATGTAGTCAGCATAATCCTCACTAAAGAATGCCCTATATCCAGCACCAACACCTTTAGCCCAAGCTCCAGGCTTCATAAAGGCTATCAATGCACCCTGCCTACCAACAGCAGAGAAGTCCAAGGAAGCCAGTACCGCTCTAGGAAAGTTGAATAACTCTTTGGTATTGCTAAGAATCTTCTGGCCAAATGTCTTAGGCTTGGACTTCATCTTAGTAACAGTCTCGGTGGCCTTCTTAACAAAGGCTCTACCAAGGATAGGCTCAAGAGACTTGAGTTCATTGACCTCAGGCATCATCCCATCTTCAAAGAGTTTTTGGAAAGCCGAGAAAGACTTAAGCAAATCAGTAGCAGAGTCCTGATGGACTACCATAGTTGTGTGGATAAAGTGGTCATACTCTTCCTGAGTCCACCCCTGTTCTATAAGAGAGTCAAACAAGGAGCCCATCTTACCCTGCATGACCTTACGAACCATAGCCATCTTAGCTCTGTCATCTATATTGGGATCATTCATAATCCCTTTGACAGTGTTCTCTACATCCCCAAATCTCTCAGCCCTGGTCTCCTTGATCTCTGCTTCATAGGCCGCACGATTATTCTCTACTCCATCTAGGACATCATCCATCCGATCAATCAAGGTGGCGTGTGCTTCCTGGGCCTCTACATTCTCAGGGTTCAGAGTCTGCACTACATCAGGTATTCCACCATAGACCTTCTCAGCAAACTTATCAATGTCTCTTATGTAAGCTGCCTTCTTCTCATTACTCCAGCCTTGGTCCTGTACTCTGTCCTTTAAGGCTTGAATCTGTGCAACACCAGGATTAGCAGCAGCCGGGATGGCAGCCCTAGCCACTCCAAGGAACGGAGATACCACAGCCCCACCCAAAGCCGCTGCTCCTAGCTGTTCTTTGTTGGCCCACAGATATGAGAAAATCTCTTTATCGTCAAAGTATTCTGAGCCTCCCTTTAGGGTACTCTCGACATAATAAGGTACAGTTAAGGACACCCCCTGTTGTATAAATTCTTCTGCCGCTTCCTCTACTGAATTAAGCAGCAAGTCCTTTCCAAAATCTGTCCCTTCTTTCCACATCTTTCCCCAAGCTTTTTGGGCAGCAAGTTTACGAAATTGAGTTAGTGAGTGCTTTCCCTTGTTGGCTACTTTAAGCAGCCTGCCCATCTGGACACCCTCTATGACAGCATTGATTCCACCAACTACAGCCCTGCTAGTATTCGCTTCTGTCTCTGTAGCACCACGTTTCTTAGCATTGTCATATGCTTCCTGGCCTTCTACTGAGAAAGAAATAGCCATAGAACCAAGGGCACCAGCCGCTGCATGTCCAGTTAATGCCGCTCCCATATAAGGCAGAGCTTGAGCAACAACATTTGCTGTCCATTCGACTGCACCTTCTGGAGTAGTAGCCCAGTTCTCTTCCTCTGCCCTAATATTCTCACGGATTCCAGTTAAGTAGTTCTCTTCATCAACCCAAGGAGTAAGTTCTGCCAGTTCTTCAACAGTACCAACAGCCCCTGCACCTATGTTCAGAAAACTTTTAACCAGACCTTTACCAAATATTTCCAGGGTCGAGTCATTGTGCTCAGGAAAATAAGGAACTACTTCTTCTTCAAATGTACTTGGGAATTCTTCTATTGCCACAATTATTTACTCCAAGGAAGTAATTTACGAAGAGCAGAGGGCTTCTTATTTTTAGGTTTTATAGTTTTGGATCTTGGGTTCCAACCCATCCTGGAGATGTCCTCTGTTGTTACGTCTCTGGACTTAATAGTGGTGTCCGCACCAAAAATTCCAGCAAGTACATCTTCCTCAAAATCAAATGAGGAATCCTTCTGTCGAGGAGCAGTCGTAGTGGGACTCTTTGTGGTCTGTCCCATAGAAGAAGCTGCCACACCAATAAACTGGTATCCTTCTGCGATAGCCTCTTGTAACTGTGAGCCCTTAATCTTAACTCTCTCACCACTAGGGTTAATTACATTGACCATACCGCTTTGATTGATTGGCTTCATCCCACCATCTGGGGACATAACTTGCATACCTTCTGGGGTTTCAACAACGCCGAGGGAACGACCGGGATCTGGACTAGACTGAGCAGTATCCTGCGACCCTTGTGTTGGTCCTCCAGTCTTTCCACCACCTTGTGGGCCATTGAATGCAGCTTCCATCATTTGCTCTTCAACACTTTTCTGCCTGGGAACCACACCGCCATGAAGCTTCATAAAGTTCTCATGTAGGGCCTGTTCTTTCTGTGGCTCACTTAGAATATCTGAATCCTCAATCTGTTTCTTGATAAGGCTCCACTGCTGTTGTTTCTGAACCCTAGCAGTTTCCTCCTGCTGGAAATCATTCCGAGAAGCGATCTCCATCTTCTCAAGATCCCAAGCTCTAGCTCTCTGCTCGCCAGCAAGCTTGAACTGGTAGTCCATCATTGCCATATCTTTTGTGAATCGTTGATTCAATGCAACGTTAGCAGCCTGAGCTTTCCCAGCTTGTGCTGCCAGTGCTTTAACTTCTGCTGCTCCATGTTTGAATTCTATTCCCATGATTAGGTCATCTCCGATTTTCTGACACCTTCGTCAGTATCCTGATACAATAGGTATGTTTTATTGTCATCTGGATCTCTCCAGATTATAAGCTCCCCTACATCGATCTGTGTAACGCCAGTACCATTAGCTGGCTCTGCACTTTGAGTAACACGTCTGGGGTAGAACCCAGAATCCCCAACAAAAGTCAAGTCGCCGTTAGCGGTACTTATGTTGATATAATCAGCATTTGTGATATCACCTATTCTGGTGTACTCGGCCCCTGTTTCAAAATGGAAAAACGTATTCCCCGCATAGTAGTAGAACTTGAACTTTCCGTAATTATTACCGATATCATACGTATCATATATGAATCCGCCGGTCTGTGCGAACGCTGTGCCATTATGGCTGTAGAATCTCCACTTAGTGAGCCAGTCGCCATCTAAGATTGTTGTTGGGAGAGCCGGTGTTCCCCGTGACTTGTAGAAGTCAAAAGCAGAGTCAGTGTTCTGGGCTGACCTATTATTTACTACCTGTAATGCGGAATAGGCATGAGCATTGATTGTTACCGATAGATCATCCCCAGCTATTTGGAAGACACCACCCTCAGAAACAGTTAAACCACCAGTAAGCTCAAGCCGGTCATCTGTATCATTGAAGGTAATCCTTGGGTTGGCAAAGCCAATGTAAGAGTTGTTTGTATTGAAGATAATGTGACCAGGAATTGTTAAGTCCTTGCCAGCGGACATTGTTATTGACTCATTAAAGGTTACGGTTCCAGTTGTATCAAAGGAAAAGGCTCCACCATCACTATTGATTCCATCTAACTGTAGGGTGTCTCCGTCATGTACGTGGGCAGCAGGAGCAGCAGTAGAGTCATCTACATACTTCTTGTTGGCAATCATTGCATCAGTAGTAGGTGCGGCACTAGTCTTCAACAAAGAAGCATCAGCTAGAGTAGCAACACCAACTGACTCAAGAGTCCCGGCAATTGTAATGCCACCCGTTGGCCCATCAATCCTGAACCAGCTTGTTCCCCCACCACTCTGAATAACGAAGTCATCCTCATAGGCCGATAGAATATACGCACCAATGTCGGTATCATAGTCAGCAGAAGGCTCAAGATAAAGTGTCCCACCCCAGGCATTCCCAGTAGCATGGCCATACGCTCTAAAGAAGCCACGATAAGTATCTAGGACACCAGAACGAATTTCTCCTGCTGTACTTGTTATGTTTCCAACCGCTGTAAGATATCCAGTAAGTGTGTTATTTACCCAGGTTGGACTAGACGTAGTGTTAATATCCTGTGGGGTTGAGAGTGTTATCGTTCCATCTGTATCATCTGTAACTATAACCTGATTGGCTGTTCCTGTGACCCAGGATGCTAGATCGGTACTAACTACTTCCTGAGAAGCATCAGTAGCCAAGAGTCTAGAAGCAGTGCTGCCTGTGATGAATAGCTCTGTGGTGTAGATAGTCTGCTCAGAATTAGCCAGGGTAGACATATACTTCTGTACATCCCGGCTGAACCTCAGTACCGAGTTCCAGTCTTCAGGAATGACATTAGCAATATATGGTACTCTTGAGCCCACTGACATTATACTGAGTATCCATATTGGGATTTCAATTTAGCCAGATTACCAGTCTGTTGTTTCTGCCAGCGGGAGGTCTCAGCCTTAGCGGACTGAGCACTAGCTTGTGAGGAAGCGGACTTAGTAGGATTAGGAGTGCTTCCAAAATTCTGTGCCAACCAATCACTAAGAGAAGATTCTGGTGCAGAGTTAGCCTGGGAAGTAAGTTTAGCCATTGTCTCATAAGAGGGAGATTGATCTTCAATGCCTTCAATAAAGCCCGCCTTCTGTCCCAAAGCATCTGAATATTTTTGGGTTCTCAAGTCCTCTAGCTTTAACCTAGTGGGCATTGCCACGTCTTCTTCAAACGCGGTTCCCAATCCAGCTGTCATGGTAGATCCATACAGACCAGAAGAAATCAAACTCTGAGTTCCCTGTCCGATAGCCTTGGTTTTCTGACGCTCAATCATGGCCTCAGTACCAGCACCAAACGAACCACCACCGCCAGAGCCTGCAGGAGAATAGGTTCCAATGACTTCATCTAGTAGGTTCCTGATCTCTTGTTCTCTGTCAAAGTTGGCCTGATTGGCTTGGTCTTCAGGGCTCATAGCTCCACCCCCACCCCAAGCTCCTCCTGAAGAAGTAGGTTTCTTCTTTGCTGTCTTGGAATATCCTGAACCTGTTGACTGTATCATAACTATACTTCCTTTACGTTCGCGGACACCCGCTCTATAGCCCAAGTAGAAGTGGCCGTATCATTTGCTAGTCTAATTCCGATTGCTTTGCCCCTGGTTCTATTCCTGAGTCTATTAGATTTTCCAGGCCCAGTAATTGTAGTATTGTGTAGTGGTGTATCCCCATCCTCTATAGCTTCTACTACTTCCTCTGCTCCGTCTGCTGTGTAAATTTCAACATCAACAGAGTCTGTATCAGACGCCGCACCACCAGCTGCTCCCCCAGCAGTAGTCACCAACACTGAATTTATCTTGAGATCAGTATCGTCTTCCTCAACTGTAATAATAGGTAGCGTCATGTAAGATGAGATAGCAGTAGTCCCATTGGTAGTCACATCGTCTTTAGCAGTTCCATCAAACTTTCTAATGTATCCATCTGTACACCCAATAAGGAGCTTTCGATATGCGTCATCATTAGCAGAGTGAAAGAACATTGAGTAAGCACCACAAGTAGCGGGATAGGACTCAGGATAGAATCCCTCAGTTCCTATATCATACCAGTAACAAACATTGGCTCCAGTATCAATTGTGGTAATAGAGATTAGGATTCCCTCCCGTTCTCTATCATATCCCATTGTAATTCTATGGATAGCAGGATCAATATTGGTATCCTCTACTAGGTTGGGAAGAACAAACTGAGAGAGATTCTGAATTGGGCCAAACCCATAAGGGATCTTATGTATTCCACTCTTGCTTGCAAAGTACAGATTCATCCCAGCATCAAAACACCAGGATTGGTTTCCAAAAACACCTATAGATACATTCAAGGGCGTAAGTGAGCCTCCATCAGCGGGATCTCCTCTCAAGGCCCAGATGGAATTAGCACACCCAAACAAGAGATACTCATCCTGATAAGGAATCAAGGCTCTAATAACATCGCCTAGTTCTCCTGCCTTGCCATCCTTTCCGGCAATAGCAGATAGAGCATTATTAGCTCCATATACCCAGTTGTATGGATCACCCACCTTACTCATATACCACTGATATGGATAATTGGGATTGCCACTAATCACACATCGGCCTCTATACAAGCAACCAAGATAAGCCTTGGCGATCATAGCTCCACTAGCTCCACCAGGATAGACAGTCCAATCATACCAGTGAGGATCATTACCTCCAGGAACCCCAGTATCAGTACCAGTGGGAGTAAAGCCAGATCCAGAACCAGAACCTGTTACAGCGTTAGTAGAGTTAAATGTTCCAGAAGTCACATACCCATAGGTCTTAGTCTTGGCAGTGTTAGTAAAGTCCACCACCATTACAGCCGCTGTGACAGCCTGAGTTAGAATATCACCAACAGCATGTTGGGTACCCAAAGCCCCGTGAGTAAGCTCAGCATTCTTAAAATCAATGACCTTAAGATTGGCTCCGTTCACTACATAGACTTTTTGGAACCCCTCAAACATATTGAGATTATCACTCGTATCAATGTCAGCATCACTTGCAGCTAAGGCGGTCATAGTTCCAGCAGCCACGTTAATATCCTCATAATAAGCTATATCATTTCCACAGGCAACTAACCGGAGAACATTGGTTATATTAGTAATTGCAATTGCCAAAACAGTCTCCTGCTATCCGAAGCTTTCATAGTGAATTTTGTTATTTGCGGCTACTACTAATCGTTTAACAGTTATAACGTTGTTGTCACCAGTGACCCAATAATCTGTTCCTTCGGTTCCAGGAGTTGCGTCATAAGGCCCATCACCACTTCCACCAGGGATCAAGGTGTAAGAAACTCTAAGCATACCAAATGCCTGAGCATCAAAGGTCCATGTATCCCCAGTGGTAGTACCATACTCATTAGTGGTATCTACCCGCCAAACGACGGCAGCCTCATAAATAAACAGATCAGAGGTCATAGAATAAGTGACATCACTACTGTCTAAGTATGATGCCCCATCAATGAGCAATTCATTAGTAGTACCATTAGTTCCTAAGGTCCAGGAGAAGTCAGTGCTAGTGGCTATACCGGTATTTGCATCAGTCGGAGTAGGAACAGAAGCCTTCCCTGGTCTAGGGTCAAAGGTCCAAGTATCTCCAGTAAGAGTTGATCCAGACTTGGTAGAGTTTACTCGCCAGTACAGCACATCAGTCAATCCAGCAAACTTAGCCTTCTGGGCAGTAGTTAAAGTGTAGGTTGTAGCAGCGGTATCGGTCACTACTATGTCCGAGGCTATGAATCCTCCACCCGAATTTGCAACGTGGACAGTGTAAGTATCACCTGTCCCATCCCAGTCAAGCACACCACCAGAGAAGTCAACTTCGGTATCTGCATCCGTAGGAGTTGGGTTGTCTGCTTTGGCATGAGCAGCACCATAATTTTTGAATACCAAATCATCTGAGGAACCTGTTTCTGTCCAAGCTCCACCATCTGTTGTATAAAACTTTGCTCCATCTGAATAAGCTGTTCCAGTATCGTTAGCAGCAACTTGTCCTAAATGATCTGCATCAGCAGTGCCGGCTTCTAAAACAATGGCATAGCTAGTGGCGTCCGTAACAGTCAGAGGAGCGGCTAAAGTCAAAGTTTGATATGTGAAAGTAGTCTGAGTTTTTGGAATAGTAATTGAAGCTGTTTCTAAGGGAGTACCATCTGGCTTACCGCCGCCATCCAAAGCCTGTATGGACATGTTGACAACAGTATCAGAGGTAGTGCCGACGGAAGACCTAAAGAGCATGTCCACATACTCTATGTTACCACCAGCAGTGGTTAAGAAGGTTTGGGCATAGGTGTGAACCTCTGAAAAGATATCATTATAGAAGAACTGCCCAGACTCTTCGCCCGGATCACCAGTATAGTTTTCTCTTAGATCAGCCATAATCTCTAACTAATTGAAGAAACTGAGCAAATAGCTACTACCGGATTGGAAGCAGCACCAACTTGTACACTAGACCACTTAGCTAATCCTGGTCTTTGTCCCAACCTGATCCGCTGTTCCAAAACATCCCTAGGGCGGACATTACTAATATTCGTGGTATACTCTTGTGGAGTCACGGCTACAGTCAGACCCTTTGAGATCCCCCTGATTGGTAAAGCCAGCTTCTGCATCACATAATTTCCTTGAAATTATAGTTAACTGAAATCCTACGGATTTCGTGAGATTACTTCCCCCTAAACTTAGCCAACTCTTCTTTAGTCAGCCCAGCAGAGTAGGCTCCCTTGGAAACAGCCTTAGTCCTAACAGTATCCTTGGACTTAGCTTTTGCTGCTCCACTGGTCTTTTTGGAAGCTTTCTTAGGGGATTTCCAATTAGGTCCCAACCACTTAGCAAAGGTAAGAGTAGGCTTACCAGCAGCCTTTGTCTTTTTATAATACTTCATGTAATCTTTTTTCTCTGATTCTCTATACTTGGCCATATTGGGTATCCTTAATAGTTATATCTATATCTATTGTCAACAGCACCAGGACGTAAGGTTCCGGTAGAACCATGATCGAAGCTGGTACCATAGTTAACGTCACCAACAGCAGGATAGTCCTTATCTTCAACCCAACCAAAGTACACATCGCCGGATGCCCGCTTCGCCAGCGTTCGGACCAGGATGGGCTTAGCCAGTGACGTCGAATTGGTGTAACTCACAGAAACCGCCTGCCAATCAGTCGAGGTGCCACTTGCTACACTATCTGTAGCCAACACAGCCTCACCAGAGCCCCACAACGGGTCAGCACCAGGATCAATCAGTTCCAGTCTCGGGAGGTAGGCCGCGTGGCTGTCAGCAAACTTGATCTGCCCGCTGACCTCCAATGTTTCGCCCGGCTCCAATGACACTTCCTCTTGGTGGAACGCAGCGTTGTCTGCATCCTCACAGGTCATCTTGTAACCTTGAGTAAAGCCAGTCGGAACGGTCGTAACCTCACTTAAAGTAATTCCTCCTTTAGTCCACGACTTGAATTTTCCGGTGGTGGCGTCGTGGTCGTAGGAGTTGGTGTAGGCCCATGCTGGGATAGAGGTGCTTGCATAGGAAGCATTTTCAGCCGTGGTGGTTGAAAAATCAACGCCATATAGGGTGATAAAATAGGAGGTGTTAAGCCCATTTACACATCCAGTAATAACACCACTGACGGTATTTGAAGGGCTGGTTACAAATCCGTTGGCACAGTTGTTAAGGCCAGCACTTAGAAAGTTAGAAAAACTGCCGTTAAGCCCATTCGTGCAACCGTCAACAAGACCACTTATGGCATTAGAATAACTCTTTAGGACCCCGCTGCCACAACCGCTGATAGAACCACTTACGATGTTTGCATAAGCCTCATTGAGCCCATTTGTGCAGCCACTGATTGCACCACTTATGGCATTAGAATAACTACGATAAACCCCACTGCCACACCCACTAAAAGGACCACTTATGGTGTTAGAATAGCTGGCATTGATCCCGTAGGAGCAACCACTAGTTACCCCGCTTATGGTGTTAGAAACACTTACAGTGTACCCGCTGGTACAGCCACTGATCTCACACCCAAGATTGGAACCACTGACATCATCAAACGCAAACCCAGTACTTCCTGTAACCTTGATGTTGCGGGTAACAAGAACAACCTTTGACCCAGCAATCTTCTCTGCCGTCAAACCCGCGGTGACATCTATGTGGTCGGACGAGATACCCCCGGCAGCAATCGTTCGTGCCTCACTATCTACACCAGCATCAATATTGTCAATACGAACGGCATCACCTACAGCCCAGGTGTCGCCAGTGACGTCGGTAGTTACCCCAAGTTCGGTTTGGCCTATGGCCTCTAAGGCCGTCAACTCAATCACAGGATTAGTTGGATTCACACAGTAGAAGTTGCAGGTCAATCCTGGAGTCCCATCAATAGATGAAGCCGTTGTATCGAAGTCAATAAGGAAGGTGCAAGTGATAGGGTAATCCGCACCAGACGAACCGATATTGAACGTACCGGCCCCGGTGATGTCAGCAGAGCATTTAAGCGTGTAGGCCCCAGCCGTAGTATCAGCCGTGAGTGTTCCAGTAATAGTCAGCCCTGCGAGGTCGATTCCATCACCGGATAGATCAGCATCGAATGTCACGATGTGCCCAGTGGCGATTACCACCGAGTCACCGTTGGCGGGCTTAACTCCACCAACCCAAGTTGCACCTGTATCCCATGCTCCGGTAGCTGTAGAAGTTATGATAGCCATTATGTGGCCTCCCCTTTATTCATTTCAATGGCCACTATATTCGCAGACCACCGAAGGGCACATTGATCCTCGGAACGAATCCCTTGTTTGTGGTACTCTTCCGCAATCGCATGGAGCCTGTCTATACATTCCCTGTGGTCGGGCTGCATTAAACTGCTCCCCCAGCTACAACCAATTCCAGGTGCCGACGAATAACTTCGTCAACTATCATCTGATCCGTACAACTATGTAGTATCTGCAACATCGGATCAATCTCTTCCGGCAGATTCGCATACAGTTCAAGAGCCAGTAGAATCCACTGCTCATCTGTGTATTGCCCTATCTCGCCTCTCAGAGTAATGCAAGTAGCATCTCCATACAGGATGTTACAATACTCGGTTTCATTCCATATATATTTTTTCAGGATTTCAGCAGTCATATTGCCTCCCCGAGTATTACTTGCTTAATATCCCGTCGCTTTACCTCGGCCAGCAGTACCTTGTCTTGGTACTCTGTGATTTCTAGTCTAGCTGGTTGTGGCACGTCAACGATCTTGCTAAGCTTTAAGTATATAGCAGGAGCCTCTTTGGCATTACATCGAAGCTCTATCCTCTGGCCGTCGTCACCCTCAACGACAGTATAATCCTGGTCATTCCAATTGAAGCTTCTAAGAATTTGCATTCTAGTAACCTCCAAGTTGTACCGCCAGAGTTGTACCAGCAGCCAGGGTGGTAGCCATAACAAGGATCTTATCAAAACCACAAAGATCAACAGAGTACCTACAGATTCCATCACCGGCATTATCACAGACAACACCAGCCTTCGGAAGATTCTCAGTACTAGCAACAATGGTATCAACAAAGACCAAACTACTGTCAGCCGTCTGTGTTCCACCAGTAAGTGTAAGGGTAGCCAAGAGGGTAAAGTGATCTGTTCCCCTGGAACCCCAGACTTCTACAACCTGAGCATCATCCTCTGCCTTAGTTTGAAATCTAAATTCACCAGAATTGATACCCAATGGAACAGTATAGCCCAGATATGTAGTCTGGGTATCTCTGAAATAAGTCTTCACATCGGCCCAAGTTCTACCCCCAACTGCAAGAGTAGTTCCTTGAACCGATGCGGTGCCAATAGTCTCAGGCTGTCCTTTTGTAGTGGACAACTTGTAATATGCGTTTCCCATTACAGAATTCCTTTAAACTATTTCTTAGGTAGCACTGGAGGCAATCAAAGCCCAACCAAGAGTATCACCATGATACATAAGAACATTATACCCACCAGCTGCGGTCAACTGAGTTCCATTGTCACCTGTGGTCGTAGTCACGTCAACAGTGTCAGTTCCACCTTCTACCTCCATGATAACCAGTAATTGCTGCCCATAATAAACACCATCGGGAACAGTAATAGTCATGTCAAAAGTAGATGTGGTAGTTACCTTTATCACACGATCAATAATAAAGTTGTCGTCAGTTCTACCAGTCTTAGCCGTGTAGGTAATGTCACCATCTGCGGTCGTAAGAGACTTGGTACGCATGTCGAACGCCTTCTGCTCAGTATTAAACCAGTTAAATGCGGACATAGTTACTCCAGAATAGTTGTTATTGTCTAGTAAACGTCGTTTGTGAAATCAACATCAGGGAAGACAATCTTATGGCTTTCCCGATTATCATACAGATTACCAATAACATCAGTATCAGTCTTACCACTATCAAAACGAATGAGAGTTTGTATCAATCTACGTGCTTCCTGTTGGTGATGAGTAGACTTGTTATCGTCCTCTTGTGTCTCTGCTACTGCAAGGCACGATTCCAAAATAGCCTCTATAGAAGCAATCCCACCGATGGCTAAATCTGAGGTAGCGTCTAGCTGAGTGGGGTCCAACCTGTAAAAGGTAGAGAGCTTATAAGCTTGACTGGGAACGGGGTACAGCCACAGTTCATACTTAGTACCAATTTCAATATCGTACTGAGTTGGGACTACGGCGTAGTACTCAGGAGAACTAGAAGAAACACTTATAGCACGCATCTTCTTGATCTGCTGTCCACTTCTTTTCTTCAGCGGAGGATAAGCATCTTCCGAATCATAGGAAAGGTCAGACAAGAGGTCAGAGAAATCTATGGGCAAAGCGTACTTCCACTTATCCTCTTCTGTCTGGAAAGTCCAGTACTGTTGTACAAAAGACCAAGTGTGGCGTACACCATTTTTCTCATCAATGGGGTACAGAAACTGACGCAAGCCTCGATCTACTATACCTTCACACAACGTAAGGTTATTGCCAGTAGGACTAGAGCCCTCAGTTGTTAGCCCAAGATAAGCAGAGACTCGATCATACAGATTTTGATAGGAGAGAGTCAGCCTACTCATTTTCAGGGTCCTTGGCAGGTGCAATAACTGGCAACTTACGGAGTTCCCTATTGATAACCTCTAGGGCTTGAGTAATTGCAGCATGTTCATTTCTACTAATACGAAGATCACCAGTATATTTTACAATCAAATTCATTGCTTGTTCTACTGTCATTTCTATCTCCCAGGAAAGCAGCGTTGGCCCGGCTACTGCTCCCATAACCTCACGGGCAGGAGGAGACAGATTTTAGTAACCCATCAGGTTGATAAGAGGACCATTACCAGCGGCACTTCCACTGACCACAATACCAGCAATCTGATTGGTATCAAGAGCAGGAACCGTAGCACCCTGAGCGGTCTCACCCTTCTGCAACGAACCGTCGTGTCGCCACTGGACAACCATACCACCATTGTCGGCACCAATACCAGCCTGGGGATTAACAAACTTCATACCCTTTGTCTGGAGCCAGAAGTAGTTAGCCGCAGCCGAGACCTGAACAACAGGGACACCGCAACGAGGAAGAACTACCGTATTGGCCTGAGCAATGGCCTTCCAGGGGTTGCTATAAACTTCAGCAGCCTCAGTACCAGCAACAATAGCATTGGCAATAGGCATATCAAGTCTTACCTTGAAGGCAACATCAGCTGCTGTCGCATCATTGCCAGTAATCCCATAGGTGATGTCATTCGCACCAGCACCATCGAACACAACAACATATCCACCAGCCAACGCATCCTCTGCCTGTAGAACATGGGTATTTGCAGGAATAGTAATCTCTACCACACCTACAGCTGCTGCGGCAGCGAAAGCGGTGTAAGCCATGAAGCCCACATCAGTATAGTTACAGCCCATATTCGGATTCATGGCTGCGGTCCCAGTCGAAAGAGCGTAACGAAACTCTCGACCATCAGGCAGGACGAGCCCATCACCCGGCTTAAAGACGGGATCAATCGTAGTACTTACTTTGGTGAGAAAATCCAGAGTCGGAACCTGTCCTTCGTAGATCCCAGCCTTAAGAGTCTCATCCAAGTGCATTCTGTAATAACTAGGCATTGTATATCCTTTCTAATCTTGCTTCTATATTCATTTTGGAATTCTATTAGCTACTCGGGTGCTGCGAAATGAGGAAGCCACAATATTTGGGATTAGACGCCCACATCTGGTAACGGAGATACATGAGCTTCTGCTTCACAACAGCACGATTCGGATCAGTACCATCAATCTCCTTGAAGTTCCAATCCTGGTGGATGATCGGATAAAGCTCGGAGTGATTGATACCAAAGATAGGATCAGTACCATACAGCGAAGTACGAGCGGTATCCAGGAGGTCACAGTAGGCAAAGGGAATACTCATAAACGTCGGGGTACCCCAATGACTGTCACGGTTGTAGCCCATGTTGTCATCAGACTGAGCATAGAAGGTATTGAGCTTCTTTAGCACGTTGTTAGAGGTATACATCGAGAAGCTAAGCAGGCCATTTTCCTCACCCAATTTCTGGGGAACCACAGGAGCCTGGAAGTTCAACTTGCGAATAGCCTCATCCATCATACTCAGAAGACTCTCATCAAGATTGCCCAGGTGGTCGGCGTAGTAAGAAGCCCAACCAGCATTAGCACTTGCCGAGGAAGTCAAACCACAGGTATCATAAGCCGTACCAGGAGCCGAGCCATCATTATAGCGACTCTGATAACCAGTCCACCCACCAGTACTAGAAGCAGTACCAACGCGGAGGAAGGTGTTAAGGGAGTTCGGGCTATCCTCATCCGTGGCACTAGTCGGGCCAGTAACCAAGCTAAGGTACACAGCCTCAACCATATCCTTTACAGCACTCTGGTATTGTGCTTCCAAAACATCATAGATTTTCTGCTCACCCGAGTTCAGAGAAGTCTCCATGAGATTCCACAGCATACCACCCTTGGCCTGACGCCAGTTAGCAGTATACTTTCTCTGGATGTTCTTCTTCACCAGGGTATCCTGGTCCCAGATACCAACCATCCGGGCATTTCCTTCACTGTCAAGAGTGATGTGACCTTCGAGCGAGTCTCCACCCTTGACCTTTACCGCACTCTGGAAGAATTTGTTAAACAGCTGCCATTTGTTATACGCAAAGGTAGCAAGTGCAGGCTGCTTCGTAACAATATTTTGCAGAGTGGCATTCCAAATATCGGTAGCCAATGAAAAATCCGTTGCCATGATCTATCCTTTCGGAAAGTCTACTTATTGTTCTTGTTCAAAATGGCCTTGATTACTTCAGGGCCTGTCATTTCCTTCGTCCCTGATTCGTGACTGGTTCTCTTACCAGACAGACGTTTCTCCTTACCTTTCAAATCCTTAATCAAATTCCGTTTTACGTCCTTCTTGAGGTTCTTACCCTTGTAGGCATTTAGGGAAACTGACAGTGCATCATCACTGCCCATCCCAGTTGCCCTCAATTGGTTCGCTAAGTCAAACACCTCATTCCGAGCTTTCAGCTGTGGGCTTGTATGAATTAAACGCCCATCAGGAAACTTTGGCAGGTCTTCCGTCTTGCCAAAAACCTCAAACTCTTTGGATGCTTCATCAAAGGCCTGAGACGCGGTACGTATAAAACCAATCAACTCTTGTTTTTCGTCTTCTTCTTGAGACTTACCTTGAGCTTTCTCAAGGGCCTCGATTCTCTCCAAGAGCTTCTTAGTCTTTTCGTCCTCCTGACTATCTTCCTCCTCCGTTTCCTCAGTTTCTGTTTCTTCAAACATATCCGAGGTTTCATCCGACTCGTCGGTGTCCTCACTGAGCAACGCAGGAATCATTTCTACTAGTTCAGCTTCTGTGTAGTCCTTAGCAAACTCCTTAACGTCTTCACCAGACCAACCCTTATTCAAGGCAGCCTTAGAGAAGTCATCAGGAACTACTGTGGCTACTTCTTCGGTCTCTTCATCCTTATTAGTAAAACTCTTAATCTTGTTCTTGATTACATCTAGGATAGATGGCTTATTTTCCTCTGTTTCTTCGGTGGTATCCTCAGACTCTTCAATAACCTCGTCTGTAGTCTCTTCTAGATTCTCATCAATAATGTCATTTGTGGGATCAGGCATCACTTGCTCTCCTTAGACAATGTTCCATTGTCAAGTTTGGGAACATTCTGTTCCCTATTATTGCGGCAGGTCAAGCAAATCTTTTGGGCCGGGCTGGTTCTGTAGAAAAGAGCCGAACACTTCTCACACTTATGACGCTTGATGTTAGCCTCATCAAGAACTTCATAGATCATCTTACGGACAGTTACGTCAGTCAAAGTCTCAGCCTTGTTCTTAGATTTACTCTGCCTAAGCTCTTCTCCACTCTCTGCATCGGGGTACAGCTTGTTACAGATAATACACTTCTTTCCCACCATTGCAGAATTAGGGAACCCTGCATTACAAATTACACAAGTGTTATTGTCCATATGATGCCCTATCCAATTCGACAAAATCTCTTTGTTTCATTTCAGAAAGCTTGTGCCTTCTATTCTTAATTAGAAGCTTGCCGCTGTTGTCATAAGTACTTTTTGGAAATCTCTTCCTGAATGCTTCAACTTGGCTGGGTGGAACCCCCATACTCATACTCCACCGGTGGTTATCAGAAACTACATTCAACTCCGATCCAGAGTTAAGCTCATACTCCACATCCCTCTGGCAGGTCTTACCACACTCAGGGCACTTTGTCTCCTGTCTATTTGATATAGTATTATCATCGTGGAAGTTACCACACTCGTCACATTTGTAGGCATAAGTTGGCAAGGGCTATACTCCCAAAATTAGGCACTCAATCGTTGACTTCTCACCAGCATCATTGTTCTTCAAGTACACAGTTCCAGCTGGCATGAATACAGCAAACTCTCCTTCTTGGATAGTAATCCCAGCACGGAACGTAGCAGCCGTATAGCTCGGATCAATATCAACGTCGTTAGCAATGCACTTAACAATGACCAAATGAGGAGTAGTCACACCACCCAAGGCCAAAGCCTGTTCAGTGTCAGCAGTAGTCTGCTCAATGTAGACTTTATCCTTATAGGTAATCGTTGTGGTGGTAGAGAAGGCGTCAGCAAAGTTTTCCACCTCACCAAGACCTTCCAAAATAGCTAGTACTTGGACGTTATTTGTAACGGACATTCCTACAACTCCTCAACATTCTTAACACACGCCCACGGAATTATTGTATAGTCACTGTCACCATCATCTGCAATAGTGTGTGCGACCTTCAAGTCTTTCATCTTATTTTGTAAGAAGAATCCCAAGGTCTGTACTTGAATGGCCTGAGCCTTCTCTATATCTTCGACACCATGCCAGGAGGAGTCCGAGATAATATCGGTCCAAACAATAAGGAGCTTGGTGTACTTTGGAAACTTCTTAATTCTCATTAAACCACCCAGAAGCTTCAATGGTCTCTAGGATATGAGCAATCGGTTCAG